ATGAAAATATTGACAAAAGTTATGGATTTACTTGCATTATCGGTTATCTTGTCTTTTATGATTTTGATGTTTTCAGGATGCCAGATGGCTTCCGGTACTCTTTCCGAAAAGGAAATTACTGTGTTTAACACAGAATTTTTCAATGGTGACATAACGAACATGAACAATATGCTGTTATCCAGCGAGTATAGTCAACCAGATGAAATTAACTTGTTTGAGTTATTTTATAATGGCGTTGGAGGAGCGTTTGGCGAAGTATCGGAGGATGAACTGTCAATGCTGACAGAGTTATGTAGTGATGCCCCGTATTTGGATATCATAAAAATCACAGCAAATGAAATGGATGCTTTTTTGCAGGAAAAAATGGGAATAAGTCTGGCGGAGACAAAAAAGACAGGCTTGGACAGTTTCTATTATTTGGAGCAATATGACAGTTACTATCTGATTATGGGAGACTCGAATTTTGATTGGTGTATGGTTACTTCCGGAACTTGGGAGTCAAATAACAAACTCATACTGAAATACGAAAAAGAGTATGAGGGGGGGCAATGGGTGGTCATTTTACAAAAGACGGATGATGGTTATTTGTTTATTTCTAACCAGAAGGCAGATTAAACAAGTTCAGACGAGAAAGAGAGGTATTTTATGAAGAAAAAGAGGAAGCAATGAAAAAGTATATTGTATGCGCTGAGTGTTTATTCGAATCATTCGGGTAAAGATTATAAGGTTTGCTCATCTTCTTGTTGTCAGGTATATGATCCTACTAAGGTTACCGAGGAGGCAATAGATGCAACGGCAAATATTTTTTATACTTCTGGAGGTAAATCTAAAACGGATATTGTAATGTATAAACCATCATCTACAACTTATGATTATATTTGGGGTGCCTTTTTCTCAAGCTGTAGTGGTAATGGAACAAAAGATCATTCTACGCAGCCTGCTTTGAAAGCTGTAAGTTGCACAGATATTGCAACTGGTGCGGGAGGACATCGTTACGGGCTATGTCAAATGGGTGCCGCATTGCGTGCAAAAAATGGTGATTCCGCATCGAATATTTTGTTGTATTATTACACTGATTGCAGGATCATATCCTGCACATTAAAATAGAAAATGTGCCAGAAAGAGATTAAGACGAGTATGGGTAAGATGAAAAATAAGGTTTTGCCGGTCTCTGTTCTTGTGTTGTTTATGCTGATGTGCATCAATGCGTGTGGAATATCGAAATCCAGGGATAGTGCTGATATGGTCTCAGAGCTTAATAACAGGATTATAGAAAAGGTAGCAGAGAATTACGAAGAAGGTAACATCAGTGCATTAGATATTGTTATAGTTCGGATTGATTTTGGTTCTTTCTCGCAAGATAATGCCAGTGAAATATTCGTGTTATGCAAGATTTTGAATACCCCTCATGTTGCAGGATTGGATAAAACGGTGGGTATCCTTTTAGATGCTGATTCATTAGAAATGGTAGCATATAAGGAGTTTGCGGCTGATAAAGTAGTTATAAACTGTATTCAAGCGAGTGACGGACAAAGCAGAATATTGGTATCAAAAACCACAACATATCAAGGAATATCAACACAGGAAATTCAGCTTTTAGCTGTCGAAGGCAGTCAATGGGTAGAAATTCCGATAGATGCGCTAAAGATCATTGGAGATGAATCTTTTTATTATATGGATATAGTAGATGATTTGATTATTGTGGCATCTGAGGATAAATTGATAAGTTCTGAAGAAATCGTAGCAGTATTAAAGTGGAACCCTGAGACAGAGCAGTTTGTTTTGGAACAGTAACGGGTTTGGCGGTGTGCAAGTCCAAATTATTAAATAACAATGTGCATAAAGAAAAGCGGAAATCTGGCTATATTAGATGAAATCACCATGACCACTAATTCCTTTGTCTATCAGAATGCTGAAAGCGGTGATGCTAAAGTTTAATTTTTATTTAAAACCGTATTTTCCAAAGAGGGAAGAAGTTCGGCAACCGTAACTTTTTCCACGGAGTCAGCTTTCGTACCTTTTGTTTTAGGCTTCTTAACCCTGGTTTTAAGAGGAGAAAACCGGCGCATTTTAAACTCTGGTTTAACCATTATCACCGTCAGAAATCCAGAAGTAAACAAAAGTAAACATATTATTTGATACTTTGAGAAATCAAAAAAATCGGAAACGCTGTATTTATCAGCATTTCCGACCCTTTTAACCTAATAGCGAGAGGGGGATTCGAACCCCATAATGGGAAATACGTAAATTAGTGATAAATGCGTGAAATGCTGATGAATACTGGAATATAGCGTACTTTTGTGTTTCTGAATAAGAAACGATATTTCGTAAAAAGAACAGTAAATGCAACATGATGCAACACGAAATGCAACACGAAACTATTCTTAAAACATAGAATCAAAATGCTGGTTGGCTTTGTCAGCCATCTCTTTTCTCCGGTCACTCATAGCGTGTCTGTATACTTTTTTTAACACCCTATCAGAGCTCCAGCCACCGTCTGCCATGATGTAAGCATCTGGGATGCCGAGTGCGTGCCGGATAGAAGCGGAGTAATGGCGGAGATCGTGAAAACGGAAATGAGGTATATTATTCCGATCCAGCACCCTCTGAAACATAATAGTGATAGAATGCGGATTCAGTGAGGTAATGTGTCCGATTTCAGCAATACGATCCACGACAAATTGAGGTGCGGTGATGTACCTGTCGGAGGATTCTGTCTTGGGGGCTTTCAGGTGCCACTCTTTATCCTCACCAAGGACAAGGGAATGATGAATATGGATGGTAGTACCGTCAATATCACGCAGGGACAGACCGCAGATCTCCCCGCGACGCATCAGGCAGAAGGCTGCAAGTAGAACAGGAACCTCCAACTCGGTATCCCGGACAGATGCTACCAGAGCTTTGATATCTTTATCTGTAGGTATATACAGATCCGGTTCTATGCTCTGCGGCATGGAAGTATCCAGATTGATATAATCCCCGAGTACAGCAGAGATCAGGCCGTGATAATTTCGCACGGTTTTAGGAGCTCGGGACTTGGTCAAGGAGTTAATGACATCCTGCACATCTTCTGAACTTAAATCAGAAATCTTTGTATGACAAAATGAAGAGAATTCTCTGTTTAGTATCGTTTCGATATTGCGGTATCCTCGAATAGTAGAAGGAGATAACATTGGAGTTTTCGATTCGATATACTGGCTAAGTGCATCGGAAAACAGAGCATCGCTTTTCTTCTGTTTTTTATGTTCTTCTAAAGATATCATATATTGCGTGGCGAGGTATTCAGCTTCACGCTTTGTCCCTGCAGTAAATGATTTGTACTTTCGCCTTCCATTTATATCAGTACCAGTATATACGAGGCATCTCCAGGATCCGGAAGGTAATTTTTTTGCAGTTGCCATAGTATCCTCCTTTTTGGGTATAAAAATACCCAGTGACTTGATTTTTCAGCCCCGGGATGATACTATTGGAATGAACGTATAGTAGTATCCTTCGGGACTATTATCATCATCAGCTCTGGTGTTGCAGCACTGGGGCTGAATTTTTTATTTGTCTTTTGAATCTAATTGCTGATTTGTTGTAAGGCCTCGTAACAAATCTTCAAATGAATTACGATTTTGATCGTTTAGAAATCTGTATGCTTCAATTATACGCATTTCTCTTTGAGATAAATTTTCATTGCTAAAAGATTCCTCGGCTAATAGGTCTTTTAAATTAATAACTAATTTGTGAACACTTATTGTTGTGTCTAACATAATTATTAGAGATAAAATTGTACAAAAGATAAGTACAACAGCCATTAAATTAACACATGGCAACAAATCAAAAATTGTCTCAGCAATGGATGAAAGGATTAACATGATTATTATAATCAGAAGAGCAACTGTGTTATCACTCATTTCCTTCATAATGCTTGCGCTGTATTTACTCCATTTTCCTAAATCGGATGCTTTTTCTTTATATTTTTCTAAAACTGTAATCATCAGTGCAACAATGGCTAAGGATACAGAGAAAAATGCAATTTCTAAATTCAGAATTGTATCATAATTGATTATTTTACTATCTGTGTAATCAAACTCAATACTTAAGAAAATGGAAATAACCAGGCATACAATTATAGGTAAAAAGCTCCTTTTCTCCATTAAATTATTCCTCCACACATTCTGGATCAATATGTTTTACGTGTTCAAAAGTGGCATATATTTTCTCTTTATCAGACTCTTTGAGCTGGCTAATATTTTCTGGCAATCTAACAATAAATGGATTATCTTCATTATTATAATTTTTTTTATTAGTTGATGATTTTAAAGTCCATTTTCCACATCCGGCAGAAGAATAGCGTACAGCATCACGTAAAAATTGATTGCTTTCATCAATATTAAGCCGCCCATCTTTGTTCTTCAAATGAATTGATACACTAGTATTATTATATGTTTCGTTTGTTTCTTTCAAAAAATCATTAACAGACGTTATACCCTTTAAAAAATTAGGAGAGGAGAGTGTAATTATAACATCTGTAAGAGAATCTTTATGGGAACATACGTATTGCCAAAAATCATTTTTCTGCGAAATGAGCCCGAGCTCAAAATATAAATGTTTTGGTTTCATAAAATGAGCAATGACATTTGCAATCATATTTTTTTGCGAAATTATATTCTGCGAAATATCAGTGCATTTTTCGATGATCATCCATTGATTTACTGTGTTGATTAAAATATTACATTTTTTATAATTACTGATTGGCGTATCTTCAATTCCGTCATCTGTTTTTTGACCAACAACATCCTTCAATTCTTTAGCAAAAACCATAAGGAAACAAGCGTTCGATATACATTTACAGTATAGAGCAAAATGATTTCCACTGCAATCGATTTCCTTCTTTTTTTCTTGTGTGAAAGAATTTAGCCAATTGGTAAATTTAGCCTCTTTTGTAGTTCCGCTGTATGATTCTAAATCAATTTGTACATCAGGAATTAAAGAATAGCGTGTAATGAAATATTCTTTTTCTTTTTCTTTTTCGTCGTTCATTTGTACCACCTTTTCCAAACGTCAGTTCTGCTCATGCCGTTTTTTTTAAGAAAGCACCGGTGCTAAATTTGTTTTGACATTATAAATTTAATGTGATTTGCGGTTAATAATCAGCTTCATTGTCTGTATCAGCATCATTTCTACGTATGCGGTATCCTGTCAATGAAAACAATCCAAATGCGACAATTATTGATAGGATAATTGAACTCCAGGCAGCATTCGCAAATCCCCACGATATAATTCCATAGGTATAAGCAGATGAGACAATGGTGCTTATATTAGTGAAAAATAGTATTGCTATCATAATGATGGTTGGTGCGAGGAACAACAATGTTTTTCTAAAAAGCAGTCCCATGATATACACAATAGCTATTCCAGATATTATAGGGCACAGCGAATAAATTACGCCTTCCATAACTGAATTTGTAAAAAATAATTTTAAAATAGGAAGTACTGTTATAATGGAATAAAGTAAATTTCCAACGAAGTATACTATCCATATAATAACTTCATAAACTATACAATATGTAATCAGCTGTAAGGCACCAATTAAAAATCTTTTCATAAAAATCCCCCTCACGCAAAACACAATTCTTTTGCAATTTCCATGTCATGAGCTTCCAGCTCGATCCGGTTCACGTCTTGCCTTTCAAAATCCCCATTTTTAATATGCCGAATGGCGTGTGCATAGGATTCTATGTGCCGCTCATGTGTCAGACGGGAATTAAGAAAGATGCTGTAGGATCCATCCGGATTCTCTACGACCTGTTCCGGAATCATGACATCCATGTCTATCAATATAGTATTTACGTCCAATTTCATCACCCTTTACCAATGTAACTCAGGCAGAGTACTATAAAATGTACTCTATGTATCAGATTCTGTTTTCTGTAAGTTCTTTATAAATTCAATGTGAGCCTTTAATCTCTCCGGAGACATTTTTCTACTCATGTCGAACAATGATTTCAGATCAGGATTCTCAAATATCTCCTGTGCGATTTCCTTTGTTTCTTCATTAAGATAATATTCTTCACCGCCTTCTTTTTCTTTGCCTGTAAGCAGATATTCTACAGATACGTTAAAATAATCAGCGACCTTTTGCAATGTGGATTGTCTTGGCTCAGCAGTTTTCCATTTTGTAACAGAGCCTCTCGCTATTCCCAAATCTGTTTCTAATTTAGACTGAGAAATGTTGTTTTTACTGCATAAATCAACAATTCTTTCATTAAGTGACATATTCAGTTTTCCTCCGTTGAAAAAAATCAGCAGAAATATATTGACAAACTGAATAAAAGCAGTATAATTAAACCATAACCGCTGAATAAATTCAACGTCAATGAATATTTTGCTGAAAAAATATTGTAATGATTCGTGGTAGTTTCATTCTAGAATAAAATCAGTAAAAAGTCAACACGTTCGCTGAATATATTCAAAAGTTATTGAATCACCTAGAGCAGAGCCCTTGGGAACGACTCAGGGCTCTACTTAATAGGTAAAGGAAGGAGGACACAATGCCTGATATTTACAAAAATGTGGTAGAGATTGCGAATAAGAAGAAAATGTCCATTTCAAAGTTGGAAAATTTGGCGGAACTTTCCCCTGGGACTATTTGCAAATGGAAAAGTCGCAATCCCAGAATAGACACGCTGAAAGCAGTCGCAGATGTGTTGAAAGTTAAGGTTGATAAGCTGCTGGAATAGAGAAAAGGAGAAAACAGATGCCAAAGGTATCATACATGAGATCAGAAGAAAACCGTAAGCGGTTGTCTGCGAGATCATCCGCCGGGATACAGCGGTATATGGCTCTGCGGAGCATGACAGATGATCGGCTGGCGGACAAACAGAATGTCACGGTGAAAACGATTCAGAATCACCTGAAAGATCCCGGCAACATGAAGCTGAGAGATATTTGGGAGCTGGCAGCTATACTGGATGCTCCGGTAGGAGAACTGGCAGGTGGTGAACTTCCGGAAGAGATCATTGGAAAGCTTCTGAGAGAGAAGTTGTCGTAACTGTAAATATTCCGTGCCCTGTACGTGGTGTTTCTGACAGCACCACCTCCCCTCTTATAAGCCTTTTTAGTGTGGTGTCCAGTGTGGTAACTGGGCATCACGTAGAGGGTACGGACAAGCATTGGAAATGACACATGATTGAACTGAATTTATCAAAGGAAGAATGGATAAAGTTCATAGCACTGGCAAAAAAGACTATGGTTGAGCGTGGTTTGTCTGTCAATGATCTGGCTGACGGGATCGGGAGACCGAGAGGAAGTGTAAGAAACTTTTTTGCGAAGAATAGTAATCACAGCAGATTCCTAGCAGCAGAGATTGCGGAGTATCTGGATATGAAGAGAGGAGGTAGAAAGTGAGAAAGGTATTTAATCTGCCGAATCTGCTCGGAGCAGTGGCATTTATAATGCTGTTTATTCTTCCAGCAGGATTTTTTGAAGCAGGCATGTACATATCAACACTGGCATGTGCCGGAGTTGGATATGCTTGCGCATATTTGTCCATGAAAGAAGATGGACAAATAAAATAGGATTCCCCACCGTCCAAAGTCAGGAATCCTAAAAACAACACTGTTAATGCTATTTATGTGCCTTATTATACGGCACGGAAAGGAAAAATGCAATGAAAAAAACAATACTGATGTATGAAAGTGACAAGGAGAACCACATTGGCACAATTAAGGCTGAAGGAAAGTTATTAGAACTTATAGCTGGAGCAGGTGCGATATTGAAGGCTGTTTCTAAGACAGCAGCTAAGGCGTTAGGTGAAGAACCGGAAGACATGGCAATTAGAATTGCCGGTGCCACAATTGATATGCTCATGGATGAGAAGAAGGGAGAAGCCAATGAGTAAATTAACGAATGACGACAAGAACAAAGTTAGGAATTTCATGACAGCATCATTACCTGATTTGGAAAATATCTGCAAACACATTACCCAGTGCGGACTGGCTCCTGATAAGATCGTGAGCATTGCCATGACGGGAGATGGGTATATCAGCATTGATTTCCACGAATTTAGTGGAGCCAGTGTATATAGAGGAGATATCTGCGGGCCCGTAAAGCTGAGATTTGAGGAAACAGAAACACTGGAAGCCCAGAGATAAGGGAGCGAAGAATGTATCAGTATAGATGTTATGGCTGCGGTGGGATGTGCGATGCCGGGGAACTGGAGAACGGTGTCTGCTATGACTGCCGCCAGGAAGACCTCCGGCGAATGGAAGCCCGGAGCCTGCAGAAGAGAAAGGAACTCAATCAGCTGATCCGGGCAAGATACATGGAACAGGCTGACGGGCAGATGGTGATGGTACATGGGTGATGTGATGGAGCAGGAACTGGTTGAGCTTGGTCTCCACCGGGAGGATCTTTATAAGAGACGGCGCAAAGCATATGAAAGTGAGGAACAGAATGAAAGAGAAAATCGAGCAGTTGTTACTGAGTACGGAACGGCATGGGATATGTGATCTGATCGCACACATGGAAATGGAAGGATTTTTCGAGGCTCCATGCAGTGGAGCAAAACATCTGAGTAAGGAAGGTGGACTGGCAGAACACAGTCTGAATGTGTATGAAATCATGAAACGCCTGAACAAGACGTTGGATACCAGGTATACGGATGACACTATTATCTTATGTGCTATCCTGCATGATCTCGGAAAGATGGGAGATCACGGAAAGCCTAACTACGTTCCGTACATCCTTAAGAGCGGTAAGCAGTCAGATGTTACTCCGTATAAAACAAATCCTGATCTGCCGTATGTGGATCATGAGATCCGGTCTGTGACCATTGCAAGAATGTATATTTCTCTGACGGAAGAGGAAGAGCAGGCTATCCTGTGGCACAACGGACTGTATGGCATTTTTAAATATGAGATCTCCGGCAAGGAGACACCGCTGTATCTGCTGTTACATATGGCGGATATGTGGGCAAGCAGAGTAGTAGAAAAGGAGTACAACACGGATGAAACAGTTTAGAGCACTGACAGCTGATGATATTGAATGCCGTGTGTCAACGGTATCGGATAAAGGTTGTAGCCTGTTGCTCTATAAGGATGCCAGGTGCGACATGAAGATTCTGGACGAGACCGTGGGAGCGGAGAACTGGAAGAGATCACATGAACTGATCAACGGAAATTTGTTCTGCAATGTGTCCATCTGGGACGAAGGTAAGAAAGAATGGGTTACCAAGCAGGATGTCGGTACGGAATCCTACACAGAGAAAGAGAAGGGACAGGCTTCGGATGCATTTAAGCGTGCCTGCTTTAACTGGGGCATTGGACGAGAACTTTACACCGCACCGTTCATTTGGATCAATTCCGACAATGTTAATCTAAAAAAAGTGAATCGTGGTGGAAAGGAAGTAGTTACCACCTATGACAAATTCCGTGTCACACAGATTATCATTGATGGCGGAGAAATTAAAGCACTTGCAATAAAAAATGAATCGCGTGGAAAAATGGTTTTTACCTATGATGTAAGAGCTGACAAGGAGAAAGGAAAGAAGTAATGGAGTTTACCGGGAAAGTGGCTGGGATCACAATGGATTTCATGTCTGGCAAATATAACATATCGTTTCAGGCTGATTCAGCTGATGCCGTGACCAGCCAGTTTGACGGTATCAAGGATGCGGAAAAGCTGACCATTACAGCAGTTAAATTCCGGCAGAAGAGATCACTGGATGCAAATGCCTATTACTGGCAGTTGATCACGAAGCTGGCAGAAGCAATGCATATCTCAAAGGGACGGATGCACAACATGATCCTGAGGAAGTACGGACAGCGGGAATACATCGAGGGAAAGCTTGTCACTCTAACACTTCCGGACACGGACAAGGCAGAGAACACAGCATTAGAAGCTGAGACTTACCATATCGGTCCGACATCACAAGTGCGTGAGGGCAAGGACGGAACCATGTATCGCACATATGTCATGTACCGTGGCTCTCACGATTATGACACCAGGGAGATGAGCGAACTTATCAATGGACTGGTATCCGAATGTAAGGAAGTTGGAATTGAAACACTTACTCCTGCGGAACTGGAAGAAATGATGAAAGCGTGGAAGCCATGAAGAAGTGTTGGAGTGTTCTGACGGATGATATGGGATCCTGCTATATCACCCATTTGGGAGTAGTCCATATCCACCATGTGTTTAACGGCAGCCGAAAGAAAGCCAGTGAAGAAAGAGGATTCCTTGTACCCCTGCATCCTACCTTACATACATACGGACCGGACAGCGTGCACATGAAACCGAATCAGGGACTTGACCTACGGTTGAAGCAGGAATGTCAGCGGTATTATGAGGAGCATTACGGATCCCGTGAAGAGTTTATAAAAGAGTTTGGAAGGTCTTACCTATAAGGTTGCAACACCTGCCCTGCGGGGCGAAAGAAACCGTTTGTGTTAGTAATGGTGTCTCACAAACAAGCCATTATTGTTAGTGTCAGGGCGGACGGTAGTGCCGCCCAGGAGGTGATCACTATTCTGATTGAGAATTATATCCCGTTCGGGTATGAGAACAGAATATCACGGGAAAAGCTCTCGGCTGATACACACATGAGCGACAGGAAGATCAGGAAGCTGATGGAAGAGGCTTTGCTGTACCGTGACACTCTGATCATAAATATAGATAACGGATACTTCCGGCCGGACGGCAGTCTGGCGGACAGGCAGAAAGTCAAGGCATATCTGTTCAGGGAGCAGGCAAGGACCAGTAGCTGTAGCAAGCGTTGTAAAGCTATACGGCGGTGCCTGGCACCGAAAGCAGATAATACCGGTCAGATGTCGTTGAAAGATTTCGGAATAGGGTAGGTGGTCTGCGTGGAGTACATAAAACTGAACCGGAAGATCATGGAATGGGAGTGGTACGGAAATATAAATACTTGCCGGTTATTTATCCATATGCTTCTCAGGGCAAATTGGAAAGATGGAAGATTTGAAGGCAAGGTGATTCCCCGCGGATCCTTCGTCTCATCACTTCCAAAGTTGGCAGATGAGACATCCATGACGATCCGGGAGGTAAGAACCGCAATTTCGCATCTAAAATTGACAGGCGAAGTGACATGCAAAACATATCCGAAATATACCGTATTTACGGTAAAAAACTACTGTGAGTATCAGTCGAGTGACATACAAAATGACAGCCAAACGACAGGCAATCGACACTCTAATGACATTCTAACGACAACAATAGAAGAAAAGAAAGAAGGAAAGAATAATAAAAAAGAAGATACTAACGTATCTAAGAAAAAATTTGAGCCTCCGACCGTTGATGATGTACGTGCCTACTGCCAGGAGCGGAACAATAGCGTTGATCCACAGACCTTTGTTGATTTCTACTCGTCAAAGGGTTGGATGGTTGGGAAAAACCACATGAAGGACTGGAAAGCAGCAGTGAGGACCTGGGAGAAATCCAGTAGGCAAAGCAGAGAGGCACCAGCGCAGAAGAAGTACGATGCCAACAAAGGTATGATGACATCGAACTACGGAGATATGTCTGAGTTTGAAAAATCTATGTTGGCAAATTGAAGGGAGAACGATGAGCAATCAAAATTATCGAAAGGCAATGGCCATTGAAGCCAAGAACAAGAAACGAATATTGGAGGTTAATCCCAACGTTGATGATGGCAGTGGGATATACGTTCTGACCCGGACAGACGAGGATGGAATCCGGTATGCGTACATAGGACAGGCTAAACACCTGTTGACGAGACTGGCACAGCACCTCTCCGGGTACCAACATATAGATTTATCAATAAAAAGTCATGGTTTACTTTCTGTTGATGAAAATATTTATGGATGGAACATAGGATTTTTTCATTATGAAGTAGATGACTTGGATTATTGGGAAAAATATTGGATTAAAAAGTATGCACAGTATGGTTACCAGCTCAGGAACAAAACAGCCGGCGGGCAGGGCGAGGGCAAGAAGCAGATTGACGAGTACCGCCCCGCCAAAGGCTATAGGGATGGCATAGAGCAGGGTAAAAGGATGTTGGCGAGGGAATTACTGTCTATCGCAGAAAAGCACCTTAAAATCGATCTGAGAGAGGATAAGAGGGGGAATAAGATTTCTCAGAAGCAATATGATAAATTCATGGCACTAATCCATGCGGAGGGCAATGATGAAAGCGTACATGATAGTGACGAATGATGAATTTGAACTGCCGGTGAAGGTGGATATCTTCGGGGCAAAAGCCGCGGCTGATTACCTGGGGATCTCGGAACAGACATTTCGGACCTGCCTGCATAGGGATTCATGGTGTCGGAAAACGCATAGGTATAAGGCTGTGGTTGATGAAGATGCCACGATAAGACTCCGGGCAGAGCGCAAGGAAGAAATGGATGCACATTGGAAATATAAGCGTGCATTTGACCCTGCATACCGCGAGAGAAGACATAAATACGACAGAGAAAGGTGGATAAAGAAACGTGAGCAGAGGATTTCACAGTGATGATGAATTGCGGGAGATGGAGGAGCATCCGGGAGAGATGTCAAGGCATATCGGACGGACAAAACCATATGACTGCAGCTACCCTGTGATGGAGAGCAAGCCGAGGATTGCGGCCTGGATGCCACTGCCGGAGACGTACCGGGAAAGTGAGGTAGAATATGGCAAATAGGAACACACTGCATAGCAACAAATTGGATGCTTTTCGCAAATGGCTTATCAAAACCGGATGGACGATTGAAGAACCGAAAGGTATATGGGAAGTATTAAGAGCGAAAAAGGCAGGAAGACAGAATCCCTTGATTGTCTATCAAAAAATGAACAAAGAGCATTTAAGCGTGCTGGACAGAGATATTGATGTCATCAAGAGATTTTTGCAAGAAAAGTAGGTAGAAGATGGTGAAATGTAATAATTGCAAGAATTTAGAAACAAAGGATAATGGTTTCGATGCGTATTCATGGTGCGAGAAAATCAACGACTGTCCGCATGAGGATATAGAAAGAGACTGCGAGGATTACATACCCATGACCAACGCAGACCGGATCAGGTGCATGACGGACGAGGAACTGGCAGAGTTTATAGCTCGTAATAATTATGATTGCGCAGATTATTGTGAAGATACTAAATGTGGTTGCAGTTGGAGTTGTGGTAATAAAGACAAGACAATAGCATTGCAATGGTTGCAGAAAGAAAGCGAGGAATGAGGATGCAGGATAGATATTTATTTAAGGCAAAGAGAATAAAGGACGGACAATGGATTGAAGGATATCTCATATATTCTTTTACTGGTGTGCCTTTTATTATCACAAAATATGATCATATCCTTGCGCTTGTCGCAAGAGATGAGATTGATCCGGAAACCATCTGCCAGTGCACCGGACTTAAGGACAAGAACGGCAAGTTGATTTTTGAAAATGATATTGTAGCTTATTTGGATGTATACAGCACAGACAGCGGACTGGCGGAAGCAGATAGCATCGGTGAAGTCGTATGGGATGATGAAACAATTTCCTTCCAAGTGACAAACAGATTATTTTCTGAAAGCTATGAGGTTTTAGGTGATGAATGTTCAGTGATTGGGAATGTATTTGACAATACGGAACTGTTGGAGGAGTAATATGGCGACATGCAAACGCAAAAATCGTAATTGTCGGTATGAGTATAATCAAAATTCTTACCAGTGCAAGAAATGTATTGAGGAAAAATTAAATCAATATCCGATTACTTGTGAAGATTGTCATTACGGTGGTTGGGGAATATGCAATAAAAGAGGTAAGAATCAGCGGAGAATGAGACCTTGTGAGGATTTTAAATGGAGTTAAGGAGGGTAGTCATGACGGAGAATGAAGCAATAGCAAGAATCATAGACCATTTCGATGTACACCACCATGACAATCGACCACATCCACTATTGGATGAAGCAGTGGACATGGCAATCAAGGCTCTGGAAGAGGTGCAGCAGTACCGTGCAATCTGCACTGTGGAGCAATGCCGTGAAGCTGTGGGAAAGCAGACAGCAAAGAAACCAACACTTATTGACTATAAAAAATATGCAAATTTCGTAGATAATGCACATTTTCTTCGAGATGCATATTGGTGTCCTAATTGCAAACGAGTTGTAAGAAGCGGTTCTTTTTGCGATGGTTGTGGTCAGAAATTAGATTGGAGTGATGAAGAATGAGAGAAGAACTTAAGCCGTGCCCGTTCTGCGGCGGAGAAGCAGTTATCAAAGCAGTTAATAAAAATTACGGCTTCACTATTTGGTGCCAATGCCAAAAATGTGGTGCAAGAACAGAAGGATATTGCCCTAATACGAATAACGAAGATGCAACCATTGATAACATTGAAAACTGCAAAAATAGAGCATTAGAGCAATGGAACAGGAGGGCGAACGATGGGAAGATTGATTGATGCAGATGCGTTTGAAAGATCGGTTATGTGTAGTGATGCGGAGGATATGCAAGACGTAATTTACGCTTTACGTGATTATCCGACCGCCTATGATCCGGATAAGGTTGTGCAGCAGTTGGAAAATGAGCGAAAGTTTTGGGAAAATGCATACGACAGTAATTTAGGAAAAGAGAAAGCGAGAAGTTATGAACATGCAATCCAAATTGTGAAAGGCGGTGGAGTAGATGATAATTAAGCCGATTTTATTTAACGCAGAAATGGTTCGGGCAATTCTGGACGGACGGAAGACTTGCACACGTAGAACATTAAAACATCCATTTATTGTGCATCCCAATGGCTACATAACGAAACCAAGAGGAAATGAAAACCTCTGCCCGTATGATCCACCATATCAGCCGGGCGATATCCTGTATGTCCGGGAAACATGGAAAAAGGCGCCGAACGGATACTATTACTACGAAGATTGGCAAAGAGATGACATTGCCGATGTTACAAAGTGGAAACCATCCATCCACATGCCGAAAGAAGCGGCACGTATCTGGCTTAAGGTTACGAATGTTAGGGTAGAGCGGTTGCAGGATATGACAGACGATGATGCAGAAGCAGAGGGATGTTTCGATTATACATCAACAGCACTTGGTTTTCCCGATGTATGGGATTCTACCATCAAGAAATCCGACCTTGACCGCTACGGCTGGGATGCGAATCCGTGGGTATGGGTGATCGAGTTTGAGCGGTGCGAAAAGCCGGAAGGAGTGTGAAATATGTCTAAAGCAGTATTGGTTATGGATACGCCGGAAACCTGTGAAAATTGCGCTTGCAAATATCCTAGTTATAAAGATGATGCTCTTTACGACTGCTCAATTACAGGGAAGACGATTCCAATAAATGGTGGGCGCTACAAAAATAGACCTAAATGGTGTCCGCTCCGTGAACTGCCGGAGAAAATGGATTGCTTTGCGGAAGCAATTAAGAACGATTGTTACGATGGAACGGAATACGAGCATGAGTATTTAGATGGAAAGAGTTATGGCTGGAATGCCTGCTTGGATGAAATCTTAAAGGAGTGTGATGCAAATGGGAACACTTGATTATACCGCCCTGTACGAGCAGAATGCGGACTTTAAACGCTACGTTGACCGCTACTGCGTAAAGCACCGAATCAGCGTTGCAGAAGCCTTACAGCATTATTTGGTGCAGATGGCGGGCAGACAGTACAAGGAACAAGCAGAAACGATAGTTAGATAAAACCAAGAAAGGAGCCGAGACTCTGGCCAGAGTGAAGCATATGCGGTCTCCTTGAAAAAAGTGACTTACAGAGAGTTTTTAGAATCAAAAATAGAACTGGCGCAGGACAGCGGATTTGTTGTGGATCCTGCGAAGATCAATAAAGCATTGAAACCACACCAGCGGGACGCTGTGATGTGGTCACTGAAAGGCGGCAGACGGGCACTATTTGAATCTTTCGGTCTGGGTAAGACCATACAGGAAATTGAATTCTGCCATCAGGCATCAGAACACTGTGGCGGTCGAGCACTGATCGTGCTGCCCCTGGGAGTAAAGCAGGAGTTCACCCGTGATGCGGTAGATATCCTTGGCTATAATCGCCCGGAGTATTGCCGGACGATGGAAGAGGTGGAGCAGAGCACCAGTCAGATCGTGCTGACCAATTATGAACGTGTCCGAGATGGAGACATCCGGCCGGAATACTTCGCAGCAACGTCACTTGATGAAGCCAGTGTTTTACGGAGCTTCGGCAGCAAGACCTATCAGACGTTCCTTGACAAATTTAAGAATGTACCATATAAGCTGGTAGCCACGGCTACACCGTCACCGAACAAATACAAGGAGCTGATCCATTACGCTGGGTACCTGGAGGTAATGGATACTGGGCAGGCCCTTACAAGATTCTTCCAGCGTGACAGCACCAAGGCGAATAACCTGACACTTTACCCGAACATGGAAGATGAGTTCTGGATGTGGGTAAGCAGCTGGGCATTGTTTATTACAAAACCTTCTGATCTCAATCCGGAGTATTCCGATGAAGGCTACGATCTGCCGGAACTGGATGTGCGGTGGCATGAACTGCCGGTACATTACGGGGATACGGCGGACAGGGATGGCCAGATGCAGTTATTCCAGGAGGCGGCGGAAGGATTGAAAGAAGCAGCTGCCGTAAAGCGTGATAGCATCGGGACGAGGGTAGCAAAGATGCAGGAAATTGTAAACGGATCACCGGAGGATCATTTCCTCCTGTGGCATGATCTGGAAAGTGAAAGAGCGGCGATTCTCAAAGAGATTCCCGGTGTTGTGGATATCTACGGCGCTATGGATTACGACCTGCGGGAGCAGAGGGTCATTGATTTCTCAAATGGAAAAAGCCGGCTGTTTGCCACAAAGAAATCCTTATCTGGATCCGGTTGTAACTTTCAGAGATATTGTCACCGGGAGATATTTCTGGGAATTGATTATGAGTTCAATGATTTTATTCAGGCAATCCATCGGTGCTATAGATTTTTGCAGACGGAGCCGGTAGTGATCGACATTATTTACATGGAGAATGAGCGGCAGATCCGTGAAGCACTGGAAGAGAAATGGAAGAATCATAATCACATGGTTGCAAAGATGATTGAGATCGTAAAAAAGTATGGCCTGAATTCTGCAAATAAAGCAGAGCGGCTGGAAAGGAAGATGGGCGTGGAAGGAAGCAGAGAGGAAAGAACGGTAAGAGGAAATCATTACGAAGCGGTATATGGTGACTGTGTGGAAGAAACACGGGCAATGGAAAACAACAGTGTTGACCTGATACATACGTCTATTCCCTTCGGCAACCATTACGAATACAGCGCCAATTATAACGACTTCGGACACAATCAGGATACTGGCAGGTTTTTTGAACAGATGGACTTTTTGACACCGGAACTGCTCCGGGTGCTCCGACCCGGCAGGGTGGCAGCTATCCACGTAAAGGACCGCGTACTGTTTGGAAATGCGACTGGTACTGGAATGCCTACTATCGAACCTTTTCATGCACAGTGCATCAGCCATTACATGAAGCATGGTTTCCAGTATTTCGGAATGATTACTGTTGTGACGGATGTGGTCCGTGAGAATAACCAGACATACCGCCTTGGATGGACAGAACAGTGCAAGGACGGATCCAAGATGGGAGTAGGATGTCCGGAATATATCCTGCTTTTCAGGAAACTGCCGACAGACAGATCTACGGCGTATGCGGATGATCCGGTCAAAAAATCGAAAGAGGATTACACCCGCGCCCAGTGGCAGATCGACGCACACGGATATTGGAGATCATCCGGAGATAGACTGGTCAGTAAGGAAGAACTGGAGAGCATATCGGTAGACAACCTGCAGGCCGTGTACCGGGAATACAGCCGGGAGCATATTTACAGCTATGAGGAACATGTAGAACTGGCAAAGAAGCTGGATGAAAATGGGAAACTCCCGGCTACCTTTATGGTGGTTGCGCCGGGATCCTGGAATCAGATGGAAGTGTGGGATGACATCAACCGGATGCGTACCCTTAACACCACGCAGAGCCGCAGGCGGGCACAGATGCACGTGTGTCCATTGCAACTGGATATCGTGGAGCGGATCATCAACAGATACAGTAATGAGGGCGATACGGTCTATGATCCGTTTGGTGGCCTGATGACAGTACCCATGACAGCTATTAAGATGCACCGGTACGGTAAAGGTTGTGAGCTGAATCCAGATTACTTCAGGGATGGTGTGGGGTACCTGCAGGCGGCGGAGAATGATGTGGACGAGCCTACACTGTTTGATTTTATGCCGGAGGTGATGCCATGATTAACGGAGAACTGATCGTTGACAACTTTGCCGGCGGCGGGGGCGCATCCACTGGAATAGAAATGGCAACCGGATACAGTGTGGATATTGCCATTAACCATGATCCGGAAGCTATCCGGATGCACAAGGCTAATCACCCAAACACAAAACATTACTGTGAGGATGTGTGGCAGGTAGATCCAGTGGAAGCCTGCAATGGGCATCCGGTAGGTCTTGCTTGGTTTAGCCCGGACTGTAAACACTTTAGCAAAGCCAAGGGCGGCAAGCCGAAGGACAAGTTTATCCGTGGTCTTGCATGGGTGGCTTGTCGTTGGGCTGGACTGGTGAGACCAAGGGTGATTATGCTGGAAAATGTGGAAGAGTTCAAGACGTGGGGACCACTCAATAGAGGTCATCATCCTATTAAGGCAAAACAGGGCAAGACATTTGAAAAGTTTGTGCAACAGCTTACAGATTTGGGTTATGAGGTACAGTTCCGTGAACTGGTGGCAGCCGATTACGGGGCACCGACCATGCGAAAGAGATTTTTTATGATCGCGCGGTGTGACGGCAAGCCGATTGTCTGGCCAGAGCCGACACATGGTCCGGCGGACAGCGAAGCGGTTAAGGCTGGTCTACTCAAGCCGTATGTTGGTGCATACACGCAGTTAGACTTTTCCCTGCCGTGCCCCAGCATCTTTGACACCTCGGAAGAAATCAAGGAGAAATACGGGATCAGGGCGGTACGACCACTGGCGCCTAAGACAATGGAGCGGATCGCACGTGGAATCAAGAAATTTGTTGTAGATAATGCAGATCCGTTCCTCATCGAAATAGGGTATGGAGAATCAAAAGGGCAAAAGAATCCGAGAGCATACAGCATTGAGAAGCCTTTGCATACCATTGTAGCAAAAGATAAGAACTTCTTGGTTGCTCCGATACTCACTCAATACCATTCTTACGAGAAAGACGGATTGAGAGGTCAAGGAATAGAAAATCCTATTATGACCGTGGATGGATCTAATCGGTATGGACTGGTTACATCGTTTCTAAGCAAGTTTTATAAAAATGGAATAGGCCAGGATATAAGAGAACCACTTGGAACTGTGACGGCAAATGCCGGCGGTGGGCACTTCGGAGAAGTAAGAGCATTCCTAGAAAGGTATGATGTTTGTGAAAGCAATAGATGTAATAAAAGAACAGATAGATCAAGGGATAATTCTAGTAAGGAAAGACGGGAAATTCTGGAAGATATCGAACAAGCAGTGCAACGGAACGGATACAGTTCCGGTAGATCCAAGGAGAATGGAAGTAAATTTGAAGTCGGGGTATCTGGGAGTAGTTGCCTGGAAGGATGGGAAACAGTATCTGATGCTTGCGCACAGAGCAGTGTGGGAAATATTTGTAGGGACAATCCCAGAAGGAATGGATATCAACCACAAGAATGGGAACAAACAGGACAACAGGTTGGAAAATCTGGAAGTAGTAACACGGAGTCAGAACCTTACCCATGCGATAAAAACAGGTTTGAAAACTTACAGCAATTATCCAGAGAAATATTCGGAGAGTGCAAAAAGGTTGAGGGACAAAGGAATGTCGTTTTCGAAGATAGGGAAAGAACTCGGAATATCTCAAACAGCGGCGTTTCGAGCGGTGAATTTCAAGCACACACATTGATTAAATACTATGGTCAGGGAGTCGGGCAGGATGTAAAAGAGCCTCTTGATACAGTGACATCCAGAGATAGATTTGGGTTGGTGACAATAGAGGGCGTGGATTATCAGATTGTAGACATCGGACTGCGGATGTTGGAACCCAGGGAACTGTACGGATGCCAGGGATTTCCAGAGGATTACATAATTGATCATGATTACACAGGAAAGACCTACCCACGTAGTGAACAGGTCCGTAGATGCGGCAACGCAGTATGCCCACCGATTCCAGCGGCACTGGTTAGAGCCAATCTGACTGAGTTGTGCGTTGCAGAGCGTACCCCTAATATGCAGATCAAAACAGAGCAGACCGGACAACTCCGGTTTGCGTAGGAGGCAGGCTATGACAGAGCATAATAAAAAGATTAGAGATAAGATTCTAAAGGCAATTATATCTTACACCACGGAGCATGGATACCCTCCTACGCTCCGTGAGATTGGGAATGAGGTAGGGCTGCATAGCAGTAGTGCAGTCCACCAACATATAACATGGATGCTCGCAGATGGGATATTGGAGACAGATGCAGAGGGATCCCCGCGGGCAATACGGGTTCCTGGATATGAGTTTCAGCAAGTTACCGGCAAATTAAAATCCCCAGGTAATACGGGGCAGAAATCGAACTGGTAAAGAAAATTTACTAGTTGGGCAAATGAACTACCGAGGAAAATTCGGTAGTTGGGAAAGTTAAAGAAAGAGAGGATATTATCTATGATTAAACTGAAATTTAACCTAAAAAATATTTATGTAAGAAAAATACGAAAAAGCTGAAAAAATAATAATATTTTTCAAAAAAATGCTTTTCTTTACGGTTTTTTTTGACATATCCATATGTAAGACAAATCTGCTTACAAAAAAATATGCAAAGGAGAGCAAAATAATGAAAGAGTGGAGTGTAGTATTATTTGGACATGAGTATTTAATGGCAGCAAGATCTTACGCGGAAGCTGTGAGACAGGTGTGGGAGCTTTTTGACGAGTGTGGAATTGATCCGGAGAAAGATTGCCTGGCAGGAGCAGATGCGGGACCGATTTACGATGCACCTGATCCGGACGATGATGATTGCTTGCCGCCATTCGATACCAGTAATCCGGATTTCCACTGGTTTTAGTAGTACTCTATATACTACGGTATTTCTGGGAGTGTCGTACATATCTGTGCGGCATTCCCGGAATCCATCCGGACAGTGAAAGGAGTGATAGAAAAAGGAAAAATGTTAAAAGTGTAATAAGTATCATAATACACAATTTGAAATTCCAGTTGCAGAAGGACTGCAATCGTTACATAAAAACAGCGGTAGACCATCCGACCAAAGATATCATCTACCGCTCAACTGCTTACCAGTATCATACCATATGATCCACTGGACGGCAATACGAAAGAGGTGCGCGTATGACCAAAAATGACCTGATCAATGATGTTGCCTATGAATTACGAGATACCATGACACGAGAGCAGATCGACCGCATGAAGATCACCATGTACGTCAAATTGCAGGACTTTGAACTGGTGGAAAGCAAACAATTGCCGGTTGTCGTAGACCACGATAACGAATGGCTGATGCAGAGATATTGTGTTGACGGAGTAGCGGCAGGACTGCATAAAGGCACAATTCGCAGCTATATCGGTATCATCAGTAAGTTTTTTGACCATGTTGGCAAAAATTACAAAGCAATTAATGCACAGGATATCACAGATTACCTTGCTATCAGGAGTTACCGGGATCATATCAGCCAAAATTATAAGTCCACCATATACCGGTATCTCTGCACGTTCTTCGGCTGGGCATTCCGTAAACAGCATATCCAGAATAATATCATTGACGGTGTGGATCGTGTGAAGCAGGTAAAAAAGCAGAAGGTGCGCCTGACGGATGAAGAGGTTGAAACTATCCGTTATGCGCTGCAGACGCCGAAAGAAAAAGCACTCTTTGAACTGATGATCTGTACTGGTATGCGTGTAGGCGAGATCTCCGCTCTGAATGTGTCAGATATTGATTTGGTGCACAGGCAGGTATCTATTTATGCCGAAAAGACGGATACTTACCGCACAGGAATGCTCACTCCGGTAGCTGTGATGGCACTGAGAAATTATATCGGGGACAGACCGGGAACAGATCCTCTGTTTTTGGCTGATCGGGCACCGTATAACCGGATGCGCACTTACGGCATCGAAAAGCTGGCTAAGGAGATGGCTGTCCGGGGAGGAGTAACCAGGATCACAGCAACCGTGCATGTGTATCGCAAGACATTTGCAAGCGTATTATACCGCAAAACGGGAGATGTCTTGCTGGTGAGTAAATTGCTGGGACATGCAAAGCCGGACATGACAGTACAATATTATCTTGTGGATGATATAGAGGAGATGCAGCACAAATATAACAGAGTAGCATAGGAGGATTGATGGAACCTAAAAAAGAGATCTACAATGATGCCTGGTTTTTATATAAAAAATATTTGAATGGTGACGGATCGGATGAATACTGGGAATGCCTCAACAACGATGCAAACCGCATCATAGAAAAGCATAATAAAGATCCGTTTGCCCGCAGTCTTGTAATGGCTGTAATAGATGAGATTGAGAGGAGCAGAAAACAATAATGGACATCAAACAGAAAAGAGCATATTTGAAAAGTTATCAGAATATCCAAAACCGCATAGTTGGTCTGACCCATGAGTTGGAGAAATGGAAGACTCTGGGGGAAAAGGTGAATAATGCAATGGGAACCGGCGGAGGATCCAGAAAGTCGTCGAACAGTAAGGTGGAAAAATCTGCAGTGAACACCACGGATATTCTGAAAAAGATTCAGTTTGAGATAAACGCGGCAGAAAATGAGCGACAGAATGTGCTTGATGCTATCAACAAAGGCAAAAAACTGCGACAACGGGAAATTCTGCGGATGCACTTTGTAAACGGCATGAGCGTAGCAAAAATAGCGCGGAAGCTGGGGAAAGAAGAGAAGACGGTCAGCAATGCGATAACGATTGCTCTCCGGGATCTGGATATATGACAAAACAGGCAGCCCTAATGCTGCCTGCTTGTTATGTAGATTCTTGATGCACGAAGTACTATTTTTTGTAAAAGCTCTTTATCACTAAATTTGTCTTTATCATGCAATAAGTTATTTGCTTCAGTATAGGCTTCTAATGATTCAAGGATTTGAGATTCGATTTCGTCAAGAGCTTTCAATTCTGCTTGGATCTTTGATTTATAATATAGCAAATATTCATCAGAACGATTATCAAGATTGCGTTGTTGTTGCATTTTAAGTCGATCACGATAATATATAAAAAAATTTTTGGCTTTTATGATGATTTTTTGAGCTTTTTTAATATCTTCTATAGTTCCAGTCATAGCATTTCTCCTAATGTTCCCATTTTGGTTTTTCTATGTTAATTTCTGCGATGATTCCGGGGTGACTTTTTATGTATGCCTTATAGTCTGCTATGGCTTTGTGCCGTTCCTGCCCAGCGTACTTTGTCGAGGATGTTTGAACCTCTGTACCATCCAGCATATTCCGGGAGTAGGTAACCAGGAAATAATATACCTTGTTCTCATAATACCGCCGTTCCCGTTTCAACCTGACGACTGGTTGAGTGGGAGCGGTTGCAAGGTAGTTGTAACGCTCTGCAAGGGCGATTCTGTACGCTTTCAGTTGCTCTATTTTGCGTTCAAATTCCTTTATTGCATCACTTGCCTTGCTGTCATAATAAAGCACCTTGTCGAGCTCATTAATGGCATCCGGGTGGGTCATATAGATTGACATTCTCATATCACTTTCGGTTGATGGATTGCCGTATTTCATAAACAGATCTTGGAGATCTTTTTCCTGCGTGGGGGTCATTGTTTTTCTCACTTTCTGCCGGTTTAATGGGTTGCTGGCTCCCAACAGGATTTTTATTGTGCGATAGGGTGAATTAATAGCCTAACCATTGATATAGAGCCGGCTTGGTTATTCCAGTAAGATCAACGACCTGTTCATATATTGCGGTTCCAGAGATCATAGAATCTGCAAAAATGTGATTGCCTGATTCATAGTTAGGAATTGAATGTTGATCTAAGATTCTTTTTATCTGAGTATTTGTCATGACCTTAACCTCACTTTCTTTTTGGGGTGGGGCGGTGGTGTTCCGCCCCTTATGTATTTATGCTGTGATCTGCTCCGGTTCAGATGTCCGGGTTGCGTATCTCTCGGATCCGTACATGCTGCGGATGTCCTGCATTGACTTTGATTTCTTGCTGTGCTTGTGATATTCGCCATCGTGATAATACCAGGCCTGCTTGTTAGAGGAGTACTTAAAGCCTAGGCTCTTAAGTGTATCCTTATGCTCTTTGGTGTTGCCGGTGATCCATAGCCAGGACCCGCAAAGCTCAATCATAAGTCCGGAGAGGTGAAGCAGTTGGTTAATCAGGTCGGCGTATTCGGTGGCGGTCTGCTGAGATTCTTTCTCGTAGGTCTCGCCGTTTGCGTTCTGGTGGATGTTCTTCAGGCGGTTATATGCTTCCTCGTACTGTCTTGACATCTCCTGGAACTCTGCGGTTGTATTTCTTCCGGGGTTGCAGTCCGGATGAAGGTCTCTTGCGTATTTCTTATAAAGCTGCTTTACATCTTCACAGGTTTTGCAATTTTCAAAATATCTCATGGTTTTGTACCTCCGTTTATAATGTGGAGCAGGTCTTTATAAGATCCTGCTCTGTTAAGTTGTCAGCTACGATGTTACCGTTTTTGTCGTACAGTTCGTATGTATCAGGTAAGGTCCCGAAGAATCCGTCGAACTGGTTGCATACCATATATCCTTTTGCTTCTAAAGCCTTGATGATTTCGCTCATGTTGTGTACCTCGCTTTCATGTGCTCCGCTTCGGTGCGGTTCGTTTGTTGTTGAGCTAATCATAAAACGTAATGCGCATTACGTCAACAGACAAAGCTGACAAAATAATGCGCACTATTTTGTGCAAAATGCATAATGCGCATTATTGCGAGCCGTGATATTATGTGGTCAGGTGGGAACGGTTCCCTTTGAGAAAGGGGGTTGATGCCTATGTACGTTACATATGATGATCTGATCCAGTTTGGATTGTTGATTGTAGCTATTATAGGTCTTGTATATAAGATGAGTCATAAAGACAAAAAATAACCGCCCCTGTCTGGAAAACTTGGCGGTTATTTTTTAGACCAATTATTCCGAGGGGCACTTAGTACCGCCTCTTTGTATAAATAATATAGCACGGATAATATGATAATTCAAGAGGTGATTAAATGAATAGTGAACAGATAAAGAGGAGAAATGACAGACAGTATTTGTGGCAGAAAGAAAATACAGACAGAATCAATTTTACCATGCCAAAAGGGAAAAAAGCACAAATAAAGGAAATTGCATCCAGTAAGGGCATGAGTGCCAGTGAATGGATCAATGAGGCAATACAAGAGAAGATAGAAAGAGAAAAGAATTTATAAAAATACCCAAAAGTGTGACAAATGTCACAAAAACGGGGTTGAATCGGGAAAACAACCTGTTGTATAGTATATAATATAAATACGTGTCAAGAAGCCGATATCAGTAATTCACTGGTACCGGCTTTTATATTGCCATAATACCAGGAAGGAGGTATTTACATCATGGGTAGACCTAGAAAAATTAGCAGTCCTGAAGAAATGGAGAAGTTATGGGAAGAGTATAAATCTTACTGTGACAATGTAGAGGTTAACCAGACATCATTCTCCGGTAAAGAGAGTAAGTTCGTGACAGAAAAGGTTAAAAAGTCTATCACTTACACCTTAGAAGGCTTTTGTGTATATATTGGCATGGCAAGAAGTAAATTCTATCAGACATACACAGAGGATGAGAATTATGGGGACATCGTAACGCGCATACGCGAAGAATCCGAGAATGATGTCCGAAGAAAGTTTGAAACCGGTTGTATACCTTCTCAGTTATCCGGGTTATGGATGTCCAGGTATGACGGTTATAACCCTAAGCAGCAGATAGATGTTAATGCTACGATCTCCGAAGGGGATAAAAAACTACTGGATCAGGTATCAAAGAGACTGGGAGAGAGCAAGTAAATTGTACAGGATCATGACACAATTAGCTGGTAAATGAGCATAAAAGAGGATCCCGGAATTGTGTATAAATGGCTACAATTCAAGAATCCCGTATTTATGCGGTTTATCAGCTTTTTGGTATCGTTCAACTATGCGCAAAATTAATCATTCACGCATAGTTGCCGGTAATTGTCTTATTGTCCCAGTAAATAGCAACAATAGCAGTTGCAGCTGTTACCGGATCCGGATCGTCCAGACTATTCTGTGCTGTGCATGGTCCTGCTGATCTATATTTTTCCTCTGCCAGGGATCAGCCCTTCGGGCTGCCACCGTACATACTGGGGCGTATAGATCCCCCGGTACCCCGCAATACCCGGGCCCTGTGATCTAGGTACCATATGTCCATCAGAAAATTATATTATATTTTCAGATTTGGAGTGTCAATGACTTTACAGGAAATACGACAGAATCAAATTGAATATTGCAGAGATCATATCGAGTATTTCATCGACACATATGGTCATATCGAGGATAAAGATGCCGAGGAGATCATACAGCCGTTTCATATGTGGGATGCGCAGAGAGAGGCGTTAAGGAGCATTGCAACACATAAGCTGAATGTTATCCTAAAGGCACGACAGCTGGGTTTCTCATGGCTTGTATTGCATTACGCGGCACATCTGCTTGTTACGATGGAAGGCCGTACATGTATCGCACTGTCTCAGAAAGAGGATGATGCGAAGGAGCTTGTGCGAAGATTCGGCGTTATTTTGAAGAATATGCCGGAACTCATTGCAGAGGATAGTGATAAGCCAACCGGATGGAGCGGTGCCACATATACACAGACTGCATTAAGAATTGAGATCACTTTTCCAAGTGGTCTCGTTTCAGTTTTCAATGGAATGCCGAGTGCGCCTGGTGCGGGTCGTTCATTTACTGCCAACCTTATCATTTTGGATGAATGGGCGTTCCAGCAATATGCAGAGCAGATATGGACCGCAGGATATCCTACCATTAACCGTCCTACAGGTGGACAGGTTATCGGACTGTCTACCATTGACAGAGGATCCTTTTTCGAGGAAGTATTCACGAATCCGGATAATGGGTTCAATAAGATATTCATACCGTGGTATGCGGATCCCCGCCGTGACGATAACTGGTATTCGGAAACCAAAAAGGCAATGGGTGAACTTATGACACAGGAGTATCCTGCTACTGTAGAGGAAGCCCTTACTGTTCCTGGCGGATCATACTTTCCCGAGGTGAATGAGCGTAATACTGTATCCTATGAGGACCTGAATGGGAACACCCTGAAATATGTTGCTATTGACTATGGCCTTGATATGTTTGCTGCACATTGGGTGAGAGTTGATTCTTTCGGAAATGCACAGGTGTATCGGGAATATGATAAATCCGGTCTGACTATTTCAGAAGCTGCAGGAACTCTTCTCAGCATGTGTGAGGAAGAGACCATAGAAGCATTCCTGGCACCGCCGGATTTGTGGAATCGATCACAGGAGACTGGTAAGAGCCGTGCACAGATCTGGTCTGAATGTGGTGTTGACCTCACCAAAACATCGAATGACTTTGCTGCCGGATGCTCCGGTATGAAAGAGTGGTTGAAACCGCAGGGAGAGAATAAGAAGTCGAAACTTACTATCCTTGATGGATGTGCACCGAATCTGTACCGGTGCTTAAAAAAGATACAGAAGGACAAAAAAAGACCGAATGTGTATGCCAAAGATCCGCATGACTTGACCCATGATCCTGATAGTCTGCGGTATTTTTGTGTCTGGTGGACAATCCCGGCGGACAGTCCGGAGGAAATCGACCGAAGACGTAATAACTGGCGGCCTGATCTGTTGGAGGACTATGAGACTGCAGACGATGAGATCAGGGCAATGATGGTTAAAAAGTATGGAGAGCCATATTATGAGGATGTTTAGGAAAATGAAAAACATGATTATGAATCCAAAACAGGCAAAAAAACTGAGTGAGTGGAAGAAAAAGTACACCGAAGCAAAGGATAAATACAGTGATGAACTGAATAATATCCGTGAATATCAGGCATTGTACGACGGTGATAGAAGAGTAAACGTAAATCCGAACAAGGGTAACGGAAAATCAAGCAAGCAGTCAATCAATGTACGTAATATTGTTTATGAATTGATTGAAACGCAGGTTGATTCTTCAATTCCCATGCCGAAAGTCACTCCTATCCATGAAGAAGACGAAGAACTTGCCAAGATTATTGAGCTTGCTCTTCAGAATGAAATTCAGCTGATGAATTTTAGCCTCATTAACGATGAGGAAGAGCGTACCGTCCCCATACAGGGCGGTGATTTCATGCACGTTGAATGGGATAACACAAAAGGCTTTCATTGCACTGTCGGCGGTGTGAGCGTGTCAGAACGGCATCCAAGAAACGTGATCCCTCAGCCTGGTATAACAAGCATTGAGGAAATGGATTACATCTTTGTACTGGTGCCGCAGACCAAGGAATTTGTAAAGAAAAAATATAATGTGGATGTTTCCGCGGCATCTGATACAGAAATCGATCTGAAGCAGGACACGAAGCGTGATGATAACAGCGATATCGTTACTGTTATTAAATGCTACTACCGTAATAAAAACGGATGTATCGGACTGTTTACGTGGTGTGAAGAGTATGTTTTGGAGGACTACGAGGATTATCAGGCAAGACGGTTGGAGAGATGCACTAAATGCGGCAGGGTAAAGACCGGAGACGTATGCGAATGTGGATCCAAGAGCTTTGAGGAACGAACGGAAGAGTACGAGGAATTGTTAGAAGACATTACCACGAAGAATGGCACATTCATTCCCGCAATATCAGGATATGAGGATGTTGACATGCTGGATGGAGACGGAAATCCGGTATATGACGAGTTCGGACAGCTGATGCAGGAGAGGAGGGAAGTCAGAACCAAGATTCCGTATTATAAGCCGGATCAGATCCCTATTGTGCTCAGGAAAAATGTTTCCCGCGCAGGAAAGCTTCTCGGATTTTCGGATGCGGCAGTTATCTCTGATCAACAGGATGCTATAAAAAAATTGGGATCAAAATTGCAGGAGAAAATCCTTAAAGGTGGTTCTATTGTAATTCTTCCCAAAAACTCCAAAATTCAGACTACTGATGAGGAACTTAAGGTTGTACGCGTGAACAATGCGCAGGAAGCATCCCTTATCAGTGTGAAGAATATGCAGGCAGATATTTCCCTTGACAGAATCATGATTGCAGAAAATTATGACTGGGCTAAGTCCACGCTGGGAATCACGGATTCTTATCAAGGCAAATATGATGCATCTGCTGACAGTGGTACTGCAAAGCAATATGCAATCAATCAGGCAGCCGGTAGACTGGAATCTAAGCGTGTTATGAAGAAAACAGCGTATGCCAAGGTATATGAGCTTATGTTCAAACACATGCTTGCTTATGCGGATCAGCCGATTCCACTGAATAAGAAAAACAGTGATGGGACATATTCTTATGCTCATTTCAACCGGTACGATTTCTTGAAACAGGATGCTGCCGGGGAATACTACTGGGATGATGAATTTATCATTACCACGGATCCGACATCAACGATCATGATGAATCGTGAAGCAATGTGGCAGCAGATTGACATGAAATTGCAATCCGGAGCATTTGGACCGTTGGGAGAGAATAAAACCCTTTTGGCATACTGGACATTCATGGCAGAAAATGATTATCCGAATGCATCCACAATGAAAGAGATCATGGCACAGCGCGTGCAGGAAGAAAATGCACAGATGGAAGCTCAGAATGCTGCGTTAAGTGAGCAGGCAGGAGGTGGCGGAAATGCAATGTCCATTATGTAAGATAGAAGCAGCAATATCTGCTTCAAAATATGTCCTGTCAACTGACACTCCACCGAAACTCTTTATTGAGCATGAGATGAAATGTCGCAATCCACAATGCAGTAATTACAATAAAATATTTGCAACCGTTAGAAATGAACTACCGGTATCCAAGGATTCTAAGGAAACTTAGGGTCCTTTTTTGATACAAAATTTCGCATGTGAAAAGCGCAAAAATCACGGGAGGTAATCATGGATGGAATTTTAGAAGGCGCAAACGTACAGGAACCCGCCGCACCTGTTGCAACTGATAACCAGGTTGAAGAACCCATTGTACCTGAAGGAGATGCCGGAACTGCAGAACCGGGAATTACCGATCAGATACAGTCGGATGAACTCAACTCTCAATTTGCTGCTGCCAGAAGAAAGGCAGAGGAATCCTACAACCGTAAGATGTCCGGAATTAACAGTGAAGTCAAACGCTTATTCGGAAGCGTAGTGAATCCTGTTACTGGGAAAAACATTGAGACGATGGAAGATTACCTTCAGGCTTGCGAACATCAGCAGAGAGAAATCCTTAATCAGGAACTCACTGATAAAGGGATCGATCCTAATCTGATTGAGCAGATGGTAAACAATTCTCCTGCGATCAGACAGGCTCAGCAGATTCTCGAGAACAATCAGAGAGCAGAAGTGCAGAAACAGCTTGATGAAGACATGAAAGCAGTAACTGCTATGGCCCCTGAGATTAAGTCTCTGGAAGATCTGGAAAAGCATGAATCCTACGCTTCCGTACTGGAGTATGTGAACAAAGGATTGAGACTGCCGGATGCTTTTAAACTGGCAAATTTCGACAGCATTTCTACCCGGCAGACAGCAGCTGCAAAGCAGGCAGCAATTAACCAGACAAGGTCTAAGGGTCATCTTGAAACAACCACAAGTGTTTCCAACAACTCTAGCCTTGTTGATATTCCGGAAAATGAAATCTCAAAGTGGAGAGAGTATTTTCCCGGCTTAAGTGATGAAGAACTTAAGAAAAAATACAACCAAACTTTATAAGGAGGAATCAAAAATGTTTAGTTTTGTAAAAAGCGCAACAAACCCTAATTTCCCTATCATCAAACAGCTTCCCACTACCGCATCCACTACCTACAAGATCGGTGATGCACTGGTGCTGACTGATGGTGGATTGACACAGGCCACCGGAACCACCAAGCCTCAGTTTATTTGTGCTGAGAATTACGTAGCCCCCGCAAGCGGAATGAAAGATATTTCCGTTTATGAGATCGTAGACGGTCAGGAGTGGGAGACCACCTGTGCCGCAGATGCTTCTGCTGTTAAGGCAGGCTCTAAAGTAACTATTCACACTGATGCTGCGCAGGTAACAGCAACTACCACCAATGGCGTATTCATGCTGCTTTCTGCAGGCGGTGCCGTTGGAGCAAAGGTAGTAGGAAAATTCTAAGGAGGATAAAAAAATATGGCAATTGTATTTAGCAAAAATAGTGGACTTAATGATGATCTGTGGAAGGTAGAAGCACAGGTGTTACAGGCTGTCATGAACGACACCGATACAGAAAAGAATGATTACGATAAATTCGTAACCGACGTTTATAACGAGAAGACATCCAAGAAGTATGCTGAAAAGCTGGGTTCTGTAACTTCCCTCGGAAACTTCGACATCGTTGATGAGGGTGACAAGGCTCCTATGGATGATATTCAGGCTGGCCAGTCCAAGCTGATCGTACATAACACTTTCTCCAAGTCCTTCGCATGCACCAGAGAAATGAAGGATGATGGAGACGTGGATGTAATGAAGACAATGGCAGCAAACATGGTACGCTCCTATAAGCGTACTCGTGCACAGTTTGCATCCGATGCATTAACTACGGAAGCTGATACTTTCTCTTTCAGCAGAAAGAAAATTGATAAGACTACTGGTGACGGAAAGGCATTGTTTGCAACTGATCATGCGGGTGTTAAGGCTGGTGTGGCTGCGCAGAGTAACGTATTTACCAATGCATTCGGTACTGATACTACAATGCTGAACCGGTTGGCAAATATCGGTAGAAACTTCCGTAATCAGAGCGGTAATATCCAGGGTTATACCTTCGATACCATCATCATTCCTTCCAACGTTCCTGCACTGGAAGATCTGATCAAGCGTATTATCCGTTCTGAACTGATCGTTGGCTCTTCCAACAATGACGTCAACACCCAGAAGGGGTTATGGAAGCTGGTAGTAGATCCCATGTGGCAGGTAACTTCCGGTGCTCCTTATATTCTGATGTCTTCTCAGGCAAATAAGGAGCTCAGAGGATCTATGTTCTATGACCGTGTTCCCCTTGATATTGCAAATCAGGTGGACATCCATACCCGTAGCCTTGAGTGGAACGGCTATGGTCGTATGTCTGCCGGCTTCAATGACTGGAGACATGTGATTCTTGGAGGTGCATCCGCAGGAACCACACTGAGCGCAACCTAATGGAGGTGGAACATGGTAAAGCCTAATTTTACAATAGGCACCGTGTTTGAGGATGGCGGTCTGTACTATGAGGTGCAGGCCGTACTTCCTTCCGGTGACTATATTTCAAAGAGAGTTGATAAGGTGCCGGAATCTGAAAAAGAGATCACCATTCCTATTCCGGAACCTGAACAAGAGATCCCTATTCCTATTCCGGAGAAAACAGAAGACAAGCCTGTGAAGAAAACAGAAGATAATCCTGTAAAGAGAACAAGAACAACCACACGTACAAAAAATACCGGAGGTAGAAAGAAACAATGAGTATGACCTGGAAAGATGTCAAATTAGCCACATTACAAAAAATGTTTGCCGCAGACGGAGTAAATATTCCCACGGATGAATCAACAACGGATTACCTTGCAGGAATGCCTATGGTGGCTAATGAGGCACTGGAAAGGTTATCTACTGCCGGTAAATCTATTGTAAAGAGTGTTGTTATTGCACATAATCCTTTGAAAAATCTGATTTCTGACGAGGAAGCAAGTAAGATTCATAGCCTTGGCAAATATGAATTTTCAGGGGAGGGAGCACATGCATATTTCTTTGAATTTACCGGGAAAGGAACTTTAATGGTAACGGTTGGAGGAACAGAATGTGATACTATCCAACTTGAAAGTAAGAACACATATACGGAATATAGAGGACTTCTTGAGAATCCTTTGGATGAAGATGTGGCTCTTATTTTTATCAGCAAATATCCTAGTGCGGTAAAGAATGTTGCATTGTATTATGAGGAATTTGATAAAGAATCAGAAGTCCCCGAATACGCTGAGATGGTAAGATATAATCTCAAAGAGATATGTCCTGACTTCTATCAGCTCGGGGACAATCAGATTTATTACGAGGGAAGCTTAGGTTGCGGGTATATTCAGACCAGTAAGTATTACAGGGAGAGTGACAACATCCTTGTTCTTAGTAGGGATGATCCCGGAAGTTATACGGTATATTATCGAGCATATCCTCCTACTATTACAGCAGAGACAGCAGATGATTATGTTCTCCCGGTAGATGATGAAGTAGTGGTACTTCTGCCTCTTTATATGGCCAGTCAGCTGTATAAGGATGATGATAACGGTATTGCTACAACATATCGTAATGAGTTTGAAGTAGCACTGGAGAGCCTTATTGACAGCAGTATGCAACAAGGCTATGAAGAATTTACGAGTGAAAGCGGGTGGATTTAATGGCTACAAAATTTTCCATTCCATCAAGCCCAAGCAGGAGTGTTCTTACAATCAGCACGTTTTTAGGTGCGGATTTTACAAACAGTCCGGCGGCAGTGAGTGAGAATCAGAGCCCTAACTGTAAGAACATGATCCGGGATGTTCCCGGGAAAGTTCGTAAATGCATGGGATATAAAAAAATAGCGGAATATGATGGACCGGTGAATGGGTATCATCTGATTCGTGGAGATGAACACGGTCTTGTTCATGCGGGAACTAAAATGTATCACAACGGAGAAGTAAAGTATTCCGATGCAAATAATGCAAGAAGTAGAAGCTGGCAGTTTGATGATAAAGTGTATATCGTCGATGGGAAAAAACTTCTTGTCTGGGATGGTTCTGAGGTGAAGCCTGCATCAGAGATTGCAAAGATTCCTACGGTAACTATAGCTAAATCACCTAATGGTGGTGGCACGAGCTATGAAGATCTGAATCTTATTCAGTCTGGATTTACAGAATTATTTGCCGGTACAGAATCAGATACTGCGTATCACATGACTTTTGGCGGACTTGATGATACCGCAGTAAAAGTTTATACCATTGATAGTACCGGCTCATGGGTGGAAAAGGCAGAAAATACTGATTTTACAGTGGATCGGACCAATGGGATTATTAATTTTACCACCGCACCCGGTAAAAGCCCTGTTAAGGGTGAAGATAATGTGAAAATAACAGCATACCGTACGGTAAGTGGATATGCTGATAGAATCAATAAATGCTGTATTGGAACACAATATGGTCTAAAAGGGGCAATGGATAGACTGTTCTTAAGTGGAAATCCTGATTACATTAATCAGGACTGGTTTTCCGATCAGAACGATCCTACATATTTTGCGGATACGTATTATAGCAGCCTTGGGACCAGTAAGTCTGCGATTATGGGATACAGTATCATTAACAATTATTTGGCAACTCATAAGGACGAAATGGAGACAGACCAGTTTATTGTCCTGCGCGAGGGCGTACTTGCCGACAATAAGCCGGTATTCCGGTCTGTAAACACTATGCAAGGCGCAGGAGCAATTGCAAAAGATACGTTTGCATATTTGTCCAGCGAGCCGCTTTTCCTTACGAGATCAGGCATATACGCTATTACAGCACAGGACATTACAGGAGAAAAGTATGGTCAGAACAGAAGTTTTTACCTTAATGGTAAATTATTGAAAGAAACAGACCTTGAAAAATCATTTGCTTTTGTCTATAAGGATATGTACTGGCTGTGTGTGAATGACGTTGCCTATATTCTTGACGGATTGCAACCCATGCAGACAGATAAGTCAATGCCTTATTCTACACGGCAATATGCAGGGTTTTATAGAACGAATATTCCCGCAAATTGTATGTGGGAGCAGAATGGAGCGCTTTACTTTGGTACTACTGATGGTAGAGTTTGCCAATTTTACAGTGATTCTGATGCACTGATGTCATATAACGATGACGGAGAAAAAATTGAAGCAATTTGGGAAACTCCGGATCTGGACGGTAAGTTATTCTATAAGAACAAAACCTTCAGATACTTGGCGGTTAGATTAAAGTCCGCAATAGCAACCACACTTGATATATATGTTCAAAAGCGTGGATTGTGGTCTTTCATAAAAAAAGATAATTACACAGCTCGTTATTTGTCGTTTGAGAGCATTGTTTTTTCGAAATTTACTTTTAGTTCGGATCAGACACAAAAAATTATTCCCACAAAGCTTCGAGTGAAGAAGGTAGATAAGGCAAGATTCAGATTCGTAAATGCTGAATTAAATGAGCCTTTTGGCCTTTTTGATATTGCGTTGGAGTATGTGGAGAATGGTAACCATAAGTAGGAGGTAAACTATGGCTTTTGAAAAAATTACTGAAAACTCTTTAGTAAATAAAGGAGTGACTGGACTTCCGGATGTTCCCGGTCTTACAACGACAGAAATGCAGACAAAATTTGACGAATTATCAAGGGATGTCATTATACCTAAATTAAATGAGATCGTTGATGGACTTAACGGAGATGAGGTAGGATTATCCTCTCAAATTGAAAATCCTGAAACAAAAGAAAAAGATGTAATACAGAATGTTGTGAATGCAATCTATCAGGTTGTAAAAGAAAACAGTGATAAAAGGCATGATCACGAAAATAAGGAGACGTTAGATAAAGTCACATCTGAACTTTATGAATCCATAACTGAATTAGTCAGCATGTTTAATGGAATATCAGCTGTCGACAAAACTGTGACTGCTGACGACTCCAAAATACCGACATCAGGAGCAATAGTCAATTATGTAACAGAATTAGGCGCAGGTGACATGCAAAAGGCTGTTTATGATAAAGATAATACAGGAATAGTGGATGATGCGAAAAAATTAGGTGGTGTCGCTCCAGAGGAATATCTTCAGAAAGCATCTTTGCCAGACGCTACAGTTGCGTTTGAGGTGGCTGAAACAAGATCAAATATTTCCACTGGTGAAAAAGTTTCTGCTGTATTTGGAAAAATAAAGAAATTTTTTGCTGATCTCACTGCCCCGGCATTTGCACAGATGATCACATCCAAGGATGACCTGCTGGCAACCAAGGCTACCGGCTATGTCCCGGATGCCAAGGCGGTGGCAGATGCGGTTACTGATGTAACTGGCAAGTTAACAAACTCATTTATAAACTACGATCAAAGGATTAGACTTGCCATTTACACGTGGAATGGCAACGTGGTTGGCGGATCTACAGTTTGCTTTGGATCAATTGAAAATTATATTCCAAACGGACATGTACTTGTTGGTTTGTTCCTTACTCCACGATGTACAGTTGATATTACTATGAGTTATTATTATACTCAAATATACGCTACCTCTAAAGATTTTACCGGAGAGATATATTATGATGCACTGCTTGTTTTTACTCAAAAGTTAAATTAAGCATTAACAAGCCAAAATGTCTCAACGGTTACTTCTTTGTTAGCTATATTTACATTATTATAGTTTGCTACACCCAGTACTAGATAGTTTTTTACATAGTATGTTCGCACCCACAGGTTTGTGTCAGAGCAAGTCGCATATAAAAAGGTACCACCAGGCTGAATATCATATATGAAAATAGTACCTGCATCAGATGTAGTAACAGTGTCTGTTTGAGATACTACTTTCATTAACTTGCCATTTAACGAAGTAAATCAGATGGCGGGCGCGGCCAGAACAGCGCCAGAAAGGAGCCCACATGGGTTATATTTTATACAAAGATAAAATTGAGGAGCCCGCACAGCAGGTCATAGTATCGGTAGAGAGTCCTCACGTAGTCCGGATCGCCGCAATGGGTGACGCGGAAGCCCTGGAGATAAACACCAGTGGATTTAAACTCTATTTGGATCCGGATTGTAAATACCCGTTGGATCAAGGAGAATATGAGGCATACACTACACTCTATCGGAAGGGAGATAACTGGCATGAGTTATCAGATGACGGATCCGTCTACACCGAGCCGGAAGTTGCACCGGTGCAACCGGAGTTGACAGAAGAGGAGAAAGCGGAACTGGCCAGACAGCGGCAGATCAGCCAGCTGACGGCACAGATTGCAGACCTTAAGGCCCGGATCGCTGCGAGCGACTATAAGGTGATTAAAACCTACGAGTATGCTCTTTTGGGTGAGCAGACCGGGTACGACATGGAGGCTGTCCATGCAGAGAGACAGGCTCTCCGTGACCAGATCAATAGCCTAGAGACCAAGCTGGCAGATCTGACAGCAGAGTAGGAGGTTGCCTATGAGAGTGAGAGACGGTCCGCCCACACAATTACATAGTAACTATTGAGCCAAGAGCCGATTACTTCCCTGCCGGGAGGTGACCGGCTTTTATTTGAGTGAGGTGCGGCATGAATGAAACCGAAATGGAACATCGACTTACTGAGGTAGAAGCCAGATCGAAATCCAATACTCATCGAATTGATAAGTTGGAGAGAGTGACGGAAGAGATCCATACCATGTCAAACACGATGATTCAGCTAGTGGAGGAAGTAAAACACACCAATGAGACGGTATCAAGCCTGGATCAGAAGGTTGAAAAGATGGACAGTCGTGTCGATGACATGGAGCGTGCTCCTGGAAAAGAGTGGAGCAATGCGAAAAGAACAGTATTTAACACCGTTGTAGGTGGACTTATTGGAGCTATAACTACAGGACTTATCTGGGCTGCAGTGCAGGCATTTTTATTATAAGGAGGATATGAGTTATGAGTACAAGTACAATCATGGTAATTATTTTGGCAGTGTTGACAGCACTGGTGGTAGGAACATTTTTATGGGTGTATATCCGTGACAAGACTATCGATGAGATCAGAGTGGATGTATATCACTTGTTCCTGAAAGCAGAGCATAAATTTAAGGAATCCGAATCCGGAAAGCAGAAAATGAAATATGTAGTAAGTCAGGCACGAATGCTTTTACCGTCATGGCTGCAGTATTTTATTACTGATGATTTTTTGGAAAGCGTTATTGAGCAATGGTTTCGTGCAGTGAAAGACCTGCTGGATGATGGGAAAATGAACGGATCTGATAAGGAAGAGGTGAAAGAATAATGAAAACAGGCAACGGAATGGTGGAATATGCACGCAATAGACTGGGGACACCGTACTTTTACGGTGCCAAGATACCGGAAGGTGGCCTTACAGAAAAGAAAATGTCCACCATGCATACAATGTACCCTAAGGTGGTAACCACTTCATATATGGCAAAAGCGCGCCGTAAAGGGCAGGTGGGTAAGGTTAACGTAGACTGCTCTGGACTGATCGCCGGTTACCGTCAGCTTAACCTTGGATCCTATCAGCTCTATCAGAAGGCATACATGCGTATGCCGATTGCAAAGATTGATGACTTTGCACCTGGCGTGGTGCTGTGGAAATCCGGTCATGTGGGTGTGTATATCGGTAAGATAAACGGGGTACCCATGTGCATTGAGGCAAAGGGCATCAACTACGGTACGGTGCAGACCAAGGTATCCTCTACCAAGTGGGTGTACGGTCTTACTTTTAAGGACGTGACATATACCTATGAGACCAAGGTGCCAGGCACATGGAAGGAAACCAATCCTTACGCAGAGCCTAAAACGACGGTGACCAGTCCTGCACAGGCTCGCAAAATGGGTATTAAGACATACATATCCCGTGGTGATGCGGTCAAGTGGGTGCAATGGGAACTGATGGAGGCTGGTCTGCTGACGGAGGCTGATATCGACGGTATCTGTGGTCCTAAGACAGTGGCAGCGATCATTGCTTACCAGAAGTCCTGTAAGATCACAGCGGATGGACTGGCAGGAAAGACCACTCGGAAATATCTGGCAGAATAAATATGATCATGGAGGTGTGCTTTTGCATACCTCCATTTGTTTTATGGAGGAACACAAATGGCAAAAGTAACAGTTGATACAATTCGTAATATTAAGGGAGCATCTCTTGAAAGAACTCCGAAAAAACATACATCTTCATCTTCTGTAACTCATGGTGGAGGTGGTGTGAGAAGAGATAATACACTGGGAGGTAATACAAGCTCTTCTGGTAGCCCTTATCGTGGACCGTCAGATATACCTGCTAATAGTAATCGACCCAGCGGACCTACCAATTGGCCGAGGACGACTGGTAGCAGCGAATCTTCTGGTAGCACTTCTGGTGGATCCTCGAGTGGCTCATCTGGAAGCTACTCATATTCATCTAGTGGTGGCAATGCTGATATTTCAGGCATGTTACAGTCTATGTATGAGCAACAACTGTCACAGCAGCAGTCGGAGCAACAGAGGTTGTCCGACCAGTTGAGAGCTCAACAGGAAGCATATGAAGCACAGTTGAGAGCCCAACAGGAAGCTCAGAGACAGGCAGCACAGAATGCCTATAACAACAATATGTCTGCTTTGGAATCTGCATATGCAAAGAGAATGTCTGGACTGGACAGTAATCTGGCATCAACGAAGGATCAGTTATCTTCATCTTATGGTAATTCCAGAACCAGTTTACAGCAGAACGAGGAGAATGCCCTGAGAGAAGCCTATATCAATCGGATGATGAATGAGAAGAATTTGAGACAGCAATTGAATGCACAGGGGCTTACTGGTGGTGCAAGTGAGAGTGCAATCGCATCCATGCTCAATAACTATGGCACATCCCGGAATAACATTCAGAATACTGCTGCTGATAATCTGAGAGAGTTGGAGCAGACATACAATAGCAATCTTGCAAGTGCACAGCAGAAATACAATGATGCTGTGAACTCTGCAAATGATTCTAACATGGCATACCGGATGCAGTTGGAGAATGACCTTGCAAATAATACAGTATCATCCTATCAGGATCTGTATAATGCTTTGGCCAACATGGACAGTACATATACGAATGCTATGAGTAATCTGATCAATAATCAGTCAAGTGCAAATGCTGATCTTCAGAACACGGCATTTAAGGCTATGCTTGAAAATGCAATGGCTCCGACCACATTATCGGTATCAGGATCCAGCAAGACAAGTGGATCCGGAAATAGCAGTAACACGTTGGTGAAGAGGGTAAAGAATATGCGTGACAATGGTTATGTTGCAGCGGATATTGCATCTTCACTGGCGCAGGAGGGATATACAATTCCACAGATTGAGCAGATGTTTGCAGAGGCAGGTATCGAATATTAGGAGAGTGAATCGGATATGGCAAGAGTAAATATTGACGATAAAAATAATAAAAAATGGGATTCCAGACTGGTAGATGCTTATATGAAAAACCAGTCTAAGCAGAATAACAACAGAAGCACGGCACAGTCACGCTTGCCACAGAAACCTGATTATTCACTGGCATCGCAGGGGATCAAACAATCCTCTGCGACATCTCGCTATGAATCCATCCCTAATTATAATATTGTAGAGAGAACATTCAGTCCGCGCAAGCAGTATGAGTATGAGGTAAAACAGTCGAGATTGCCGAGATATCAGCAGGAAAAGAGCAACCAGATCGGGAGCGCATTATCCCGCGCAGGAGTGACATCTGATGACCTGTCCACGTTATCTTCCGGCACAATGGGAAATTCTGTCTTTCAGGGATTGGATGTTCTTAATGGCTTAAAATCATGGAAACAGAAAAAGGAAATTGCACAGAAGGTTAAAGGTACTGGATTATCTATGGCTGATGTGTTGGACTATGCGCAGAGGCAGAACCGGGCAAAAGAGCAGGAGAACTGGTCTAATTATGCAAATGAGCATAAAATCATAGGAACCGCAGTCACTTTCCCTATTAACGCTGCCGGTGGAATCTCCGGAGGAATTGCAAATACTGCAGACTATCTAACTGGAAAACCTATTGATCCGAACAGCTATGCCAACAGTTATAGCAATATGTCGAATGCTATGAGAGGTGCGGTAAGTAATGATTTCGGGAAAGCAGGGCAGCTGTTATACAATGTCGGAACTTCCATCGGTGATAGTGCAACTGCTATGGCACTCGCAGGCGGTAATGCCGGTGTCGCTGGTGCATTGCAAGGTTTAAATTCCTACAATAACAGTATTATTGATACTGCAAACAGGGGATTGTCTCCGAATCAGATCATGGGTACCAGTGCGATTGCGGGACTGGCAGAGGGAGCCTTTGAAGCCCTACCTTTGCAGGCATTAAAGGGTATATTTACAGGCAATGTATCTAAAGAGGCAGGAAAAGGAATTATTAAATCTGTGCTAAGTCAGATGGTTAATGAGGGTGCCAGTGAGATGACAACCGAAGGAATTGACCAGGTTGCTGATATTCTGATTAACGGTGGTTTGTCCAATTATGCACAATCCGTGGACCAGTATCAGAGGCAGGGGATGTCAGAAAGTGAGGCAGAGAAACAGGCTGTAATTGATATTTTTAAGCAGGTAGGATACTCCGGTCTTGCCGGTGCTGTCTCCGGTGGTATCATGGGTGGTGGTACTGCGCTTGCTGGCAAAGTTGTCGGTAATCGTAATGCCCGATTAAATGCACAAAATGAAATGAGTTTGACCGAAGCTCCTGGCATGGGTCCTTTACCCACCGCAGCTAATCACGTAACCACACAGGCAGGTGCACCTACCAACAGTGTGAGTGATTTGTCAAACTCATTAGATAATGGAGCCTATCATGTGCCTAGTGCCCTTGATACATCAAGTCCTTTGGCTAACGTCCAAAACGTGCATGAAAATAACTCCGTTGGAACTAATATAGTGGAAAGCTCTCAGAATGTCAATAATTCTGATGGATTTCAGCCTACCCATTATGAAAAAGGAAATGGAGTTGATCCGTTTTCTGATTTGATGGCAGATAATCTTACTTCTACTAAGGGAGTGACCAGCAGGGACAAGTCATTTTCTGATTTCGTAAAAGAGTCATTATCTGGAGATGGTAAAAGTGGGAATAAAAACTATTACCTTGGACAGGTATCTGAGGAACTAGCAGCAGATATATTTAATAAGACAGGCATTGATGTAGAAAACTATAACATTCAAATGTCAAGTGATAATATACGGCATGTATACAAAGATCACAGCGATGTTAAAACAGAAACGGGAAGAAATCAAATCCCTTTGGACGCAGAATTGATTGCGAAGCTTCCACAAGTATTTGACAATCCAGACGAGATCAGTTTCTCTTCAAACCCTGATACCAGAGGGCGCAGGGTAATGATGTTTGAAAAAAGAATCAATGGGAAAATAATTGTTGCCGAAGCTATTGGCGCAGGAAAGCATAGACTATCTTTGGATACGATGTATATTAAAGATAGCCACCCTGTAGAGGCTGCTGCAACTAATGTTGCCACACCCCAACGCCCTAAGCGATCTACAGGGAAGGCTACTGATGTTAATATACCTAATTCTGCTGAAAATGTCAACGGAACCCAGTATAATTCAAAGAAAATCGAAGGCTTCAATGATCTCGACAAGGCACTGGATCGTTTGGTTGGTATGTACAAAGGAAGTGAAGATACCGCTTCTATGTATGCTGATATGAAATCGGCCATCAATGAATATTTGCAGACAGGAAATCAGAGTGCCATCGACAAGGCTGTGACACTGGCCGCAGAGATCGACGACAGTATGAAGGGACATTCCTATACCCGGAAGGGAAGCGATAAGGGCACTGCAAAGTCTCAGAATAACCGTGTGACAACATCTTTCACAGAGGGAGAGTTTGTCGATACTCTGATGTCGTATGGAAAGTATTTGCGGGATGCGGCAAAGAAGAGCACGGCAAATGTGAATCAGCAGAGCAATACGGCTCCTGTACAGAATGTACAACAGAGCGTTGAACAGAACAACATGCAGATGCAGCAGAACACAGATCAGGCCGGAAATCAGCGTATGCGGAGTTACAATGACACACTTGTCAATAAGACGGATGCGCCGCAGGCGTTGAAAAATGAATTTGTTGCTAATCCGGATATGTATACACAGTTGAGCAATGCGGATACCAAAGCAAAAGCTGATGCGATTCTTGCCAGCGGTAACATTGATTCTGCCATTGTTCAGTTCCGGCAGATGATCGATGGAACCAAAAAGGATCCTGCTGCGGTTCCTCTGGGATATAATATCGCAAAAGAACTGACCAATGCAGGAAGAGTGGATGAAGCTGTGCAGATTGTAAGAGACATGAGTAAGGCTCTGACAGAATCCGGACAGTTCTCCCAAGCAGCAGCAATCACGATGCTGAATAATGATCCGCAGGCGGCCATGCGTTATCTGGTCCGTGAGATTGACAGCATGAATGAAGCCGGGAAGAAGAAATTCAAGGATAAGTGGCAGAATTTCGAGATGACCGACAGCGAGGTGAAACAGTTCGCGGATATTGATCCTGGGGATACGGATGCTATTAAGGCGGCATATGAGAATGTGTATGATCGTCTGCGTAAGGCATATCCTGTCACGATGACTGAGAAACTCATGGAACTGCGTAGAGTATCTATGTTGCTGAATGCGCGGACCAATGTAAGAAACTTCGTCTCTAACGCATTTATGATGCCTATAAGATGGACTGCTGACAGAGTTACGGCACTGGGAGAGGGCGCATATAAACTTATTCACCCGGAGTATCAGAGTACTCAATCTGCTAATCCGGTTGCTTCTAAGGAATCCAGGCAGCTTGCATCTGAAGCATTTGAAACTGTGAGAGAAGAACTGTTGGGAGACAACAAGTATAATGATGCGCAGGGAGCTATCAGGGATAAGCAGATATTCAAGGGTAGTAAGTTCTCGGAGATGTTCGACAATCTTACAAATGGTGCATTGACGAGGGCAAATCAGGCTATGGGAAAGGATGTATCTCCTTCACTCATGGAGACAGCTAGGAACTTTACATATTATCTTTTGGAAAAAGGGGATGATGTGTTTGTAAAGAAGAACTTTGAATCTCGTATGGCATCCTATTTGGAAGCACAGGGGATCACCGATCTCGAAAGTATTCCGGCAGATGCCTATACCCTTGCAACACAGGAAGCGTACAAAGCAACATTTAAGGATGATACGAAGTTAGCAACCATTCTGAGTGATGTTAGACGGACGCTTGGCGTTCCAGGTGACATTGTGATGCCTTTTACAAAAACACCTGCTAACATTGCCATGAGGGGTATTGATTATAGTCCTGTTGGTGTTGCAAATGCACTGGTAAAATTAAAAAATGCTAAGAGTAATGTGGAGGTATCAAATGCCCTTACTCTTTTAGGACAGGGAGCAACTGGAACTGCAGCTATTGCGGTGGGATATGCACTGGCGCAGTCAGGCATCATCCAGGGAGCACTGTCAGATGATAAGGATGAGGCACAGTGGGAAAAATCTCATGGTAAGCTGGCATATTCTGTCAAGGTAGGAGATAACTATTATACTTTTGACTGGGCACAGCCGGCATCTATTCCTATTATTCTTGGTACAACGATATATCAGTGTATGCAGGATTCTGACAATGCACTGGATACCATTTATCAGGGAGCTGTGGCAGCTACAAATGCTTGGTCAGATCTGTCTCCTTTACAGACGTTGACTGATATATTCGGCGGAAATGGTACGCCGGCAGAGAATATTGCAGACACGTTTTTGGAAGCACCTCTCGGATGGATCCCGGCACAGTTAGGAGCTGCTGCACGTATCGGTGATACCACTCAGAGAGTTACCTATGATAATACTAGCAAGCTGAATAACATCATCAATCAGGCAAAGTCAAAGATTCCTGGTATGTCGCAGGCACTGCCGGTTGCCTATGACACCTGGGGAAATCCCATCAAACGGCAGGATTCCACGGGGGAGGCAGCATTAGCTAACCTGCTGAATCCCGGACAGATTGGTAATATTAGGGAAACACCGATTGATGATGAAATCAACGATCTGTATGCTTCCACCGGTGACGCCGCTGTATTTCCCAAGAAGGCGGCATGGAGCTATAAAATCAATGGGGAAACAGTAAAGTTGAACAGTGAGCAGTATTCTGAGTATCAGCGTATCATGGGGCAGAATGCATACGGTATGGCATCGGCACTGATTAACTCCGCTTCCTATAATAATATGAGTGACGATCAGAAAGCCGGTGCAATAGCAGATCTGTATAATTTTGCAGATGCACTGGCAAAGACGGAACTCCTTGGATATGATATTGAATCATCCCAAACATATAAGAAGATGTATGAGATCTATCAGGACAAGGGGGCCGTCGGCGTTGCAACATTTCTCGGAATTAAACAGAGTATGGATAGCAACAAGGCAGAGGACAAGGTTGCGGCCGTAGCGGATATCCCGGGATCTGATGAGGATAAGGGATATTATTTATCGTTATTGATCGGAAGTCTGTCAAAAGAAGCACAGACCGCATATGATTATAACGGCTATCCCGGAGTATACTGGTACTATGCACAGAAGACAGGCATCGGAGATTATAGTGGATATAAAGAATCCAACTATAAAAAGATTCAGAGCATGTTGGACGGAACGTATACGGATCCGGTGGCAAGCAGCCATGAAGAATCACAGGCAAAGATACAGGCTATGCTTGACGGGACCTACGACAGTGTTTATGGATCTGGGGCAAGTAATGAGAACCAGCGTAAGATAGCTGCAATGATAAACGGTACTTATACCGGCAATCAGGACAGTGATTACCAGGCGCGGTTACAGAGAATAAGAGATATGCTGAAATAA